GAAGATCTCAAAGAGTCACTGGAAAGTTCAGTTCATACCGAAGAAGTTGAGATGTTCGATTCCATGACTGAGTTTGAAGAATATCTGATGGAGAACAGTCATCTGGAATTTGGATACCTTTGGACAGGTGGGAAGTGGATGGTCGCTTCTTGGAGTCGTGCGGTAGTTGGGTTTGGACATGACTCTCGTTATGAATCAACTTGGAATGGGTTTTCTTGGTTGGTTACTTCCTTTGTTCGTGAGGGACGTAAGACTGTTGATCGTTTGAGGTCTTACGGAAATGAGTATGAAGACTCTGCCGATGATCTTGAAGAAGTTGTTTCCCGATGGCATAGTTATGGAATGGGAGAAATCGCAACTGAAGCAATGGAGGCTGCATGATGTATTGATACTAAAATAAAATTCAAATCCGGCGGGGGAATCCTTTTTAGGGTTCCCCTTTTTTTTAGGCCTTCTCGCCAGAATAAATATCTATATGTTAGAAGACACGCAATATTTCATGGGGAAGGATGGTTTCAACTGGTTTGTTGGAGTCGTTGAAGATCGGAATGACCCACAAAAGGCTGGAAGAGTCAAAGTCAGATGTGTAGGTCATCACACTGAAAATATTCAAGACATACCTACAGCAGACCTTCCTTGGGCCTCAGTCATGATGCCAGTTACCGCTGGTGGCAACTCTGGTATTGGATTCTCTCCACACTTTTTGATTGAGGGTACTTGGGTTGTTGGGTTTTTCAGAGATCCAGCAAAACAGGAACCTATCATCATGGGTACTCTTCCAGGCGTCAATACCTCAGCAACTACAAACTTCACAGTCGCTTCATCTTCTGCTTCTGGTGGTCAATCCACTAAGGGTGGTTTCAAGGATCAAGGAGTAGAAACCAAACCAGTAGGAAACCAAGGAGTTGTGTATCCTACTGCATTGTATGTTGACAAAGCAGATACAAATCTTTTAAGTCAAGAGTCGATAGACACACACCCATCAAATACTGCAAAAACAACTCTAGAGGCTGATTGGAACACTGCAAGTGGAACTGCAACTCAACCAGCATCAACTCAATCAAATGCAAAGTACCCATTTAATCATGTTTTAGAAACTGAGTCTGGTCATTATATAGAATTCGATGATACAAAAGACAATGAACGAATTCACATTTTTCACAAGACAGGAACCTTCATTGAGATTGACCCAACTGGAAACGTGGTCATCAAGACAGTAGGAAATGTGACCAACATTGTTGCTGGAAATATGGATACCTATGTTAAGGGTAACTACTCACTTTCGGTTGGTGGAAATATGGATGTCTATGCAGTTGGTAATCTCACAGAAAAAGTAGACGGCAATCGAAAAACTACAATCACAGGAACAGAAACTTTAGAGATAGGGAAAGCAGTAACAAATACATTCAAAGCTGCTGTCACGGAAGAGATTACAGGTGCTGTTACTCAAACTCTATCTGCTACACTTACCACAAATATCTCTGGAGCCGCTTCAATTAAATCTACTGTTGCGATGGTTGTTGGTGGATCTACAATAAGTTTCAACTAATGCCTGCTCGACTTGCCGCAGCCTCAGGGCACATAATGTCTTTAGAAGAAGATGCAGGAACAGGTGGGGCCCTAACTAACTCTGGTGCGAGAACAGCAGGGGGTCTAGAAAATATCGGGACTGCAACCAGTAATACTTTTACAATGACAGAGGTGATCAAGATCAAGGAGACTGTAAATGCTCCTGTCCCAGGCGGTGGTCCAGTTCCCGGCTCTTTCGATGGATTAGAAACCGCAGCTGGACCATTCATCAAAGTCAAGAGTATTTCAATACCATCATCATATCAAGGAGAGTCTTTATCATTCTCTCATCCATCTTCTAGTTCTGAAAATCCATCTAATTTTATAATCGCACCAGACATAAAAATCACTTGTACACTAGGAGCATCAACTGTATCAGCAGGTGTAGGCTTTCAAGAGGTTACGGCAGTCATAACAGGGCCGGTCAAAGAGATGGATGATTGGGTTATACCTTGGACTCCTGAGACTAGTGTTCCAAAGTTCAATGGTTCGGATTTTGCAACAACCAGAAGTGCTGGGTATGGTCGGGAGAATGGAATGTTTGTTGTCACGTTTGTTCTTGAGTATGGACTTCTACCATTCTCAGATGGTGCTAGTCCTATACCATCTCAAGAAAAGACATGGACAATCAGTATCATAAATAATGCAGACAATGACAAAGATGTTTATATCGCAGCCTACAGAGAGGCTTATGGGTCATTGACTAAAGTACCAGAAATATCAGAAAGGATAGCGTAATGGCAGGAGCAATTGCAAGAGAAGGAGATATGTTATCGGGGCATGGATCATTTCCACCACATCCATTTCCAATTGGTGGTTCCATTGCTAAAGATGCATTTGTAGAGGGTATCAAAATGTTATGTGTAGGGTCGATAGATACTGCACATCCAGGCTCGCCTTCACCAAGTTCTGCACCAAGTCCACCACCAAAAGTTGCAACTGGTTCTCCAACCATGTTAGTTTTAACAATCAATGGAGACTTACAACCAGTAGCAAGAATTGGTGACACTTTGGATTGTGGTTGTATGATTATGGGTGGAGGAAACACAGTAGGAGGCGGAGCAAATGGCTAAAGCAAAAGTAGAAGTAAAGAAAATAAAATCGACTCCAAAGAGAACCAGTGTAGGAAAGAGTCGCAGGAGTCGCCCACTGAACAAGAGTAAAAGGCGAAACTGGAAACGATATCGTGGTCAAGGTAAGTGACTTACATCATAAAGAAGTGGACAACTGCTTCTGTTCAGGTAGTCTACTATATCCCTGACTATTTGAATCTGGTCAATGAGTTCATTTGGCAGACCAGAGATCAGCAACCAGACTATCCAAGGATCGGAGAGTTTTTAGATTATTGGGACAAGAATATTGATGGTCCCATTAAGGAAGCCTTTATTCATGATCACGAGCAGGAGAAGATCAGAGTCGTGGATAGGGTGTTCAAGATCAATTAATGGATCAAGAAACGAAAGACGAACTGAGGGCTGGGTTTGAGATTCAGCTTCGTCATGCGTTTTACAACAAACCAGAGTTCCCATACCTTCCGTCTATGGGATGTTATCATGTATTCTTTCCTGTAAGGAATCAAGAACATGACTTTGGGTTTCTCGTATTAGAGTGGGAAAATCCACCTAACCAGATGCCGTACTGGCAGGGTACATGGGTGGATACGGAAGAAGAGTTAAACTCTTATAAGTATAAGAAGGAGTCGCCAGATGCATTGATAGATCTGGTAAAGGTTGCAAAAGTGTTCGCAACCAATATGGCTCAAGTTCATCATAAACACATGATGAGGAAAGAAGAAGAGAAAAAGGATGATTGGGAATCATGGTCCCAACTCCAGAGAGCTTCTCCTAAACCTTTTTTGAATTGAGTGACATGGAACTAAAAATGCCTGGTGGAGATAACATGGCAAAAGCGAAAGTAGAAGAAAACGGCAACGGAGATCATGATCATCATGGATCTATTGAGAAAAGAAAGAAGTGGAACTTCACTGCAAGATTCATCATCAGTGGTGTAGTCTTTTCAATCTTCTTTATTCTAGTCTACGTTTTATTCTTTCAACAAGTACAAGACACGTATCGAGATCTGATTAACATTCTGATTGGAACTTATGTGGCTGTCCTGACCAAGACAACTGATTATTGGTTCAAAGATAAGGACGATCCTGAACATAAGGAAACATCCGATCTTAATGGTAAGAGTCCAGAATAAGGTCTAGTTCCCCTATAAATAATAACATAGGGGAATACTATGCCAAATTACGATGCATCTAGTCAAAATGAGAAAAGATCCACAAGAGTTTACAAGGATCTGAATCTCAACTTCAATAGGAACGCTGTCACTGGCGATGTCAGTACTTTGTCTGATGTCAATGCAGTGAAGCGTTCTATTCGTAATTTACTTCTCACCAATCACTACGATAGACCATTCCATCCTGAGATTGGTTCTAATATCCCCGCCTTACTTTTTGAGAACTTTGGACCCATTACAGGGAACCAACTCTCTAGAACTATTGATGAAATGATTACCAACTTTGAACCTAGGGCAAGAGTTGAATCAGTAGAGGCTATTCCTATACCAGACAACAATACATACGATGTCCGTATCTATTTCTACGTAGAGAATATGCCTGCTGAACTGGTAGAATTTCAGACAATCTTAGAAGCGTTAAGATAATATGGCTACAAATTCAAAAGGGAAAATAGAGATAACTGATCTGGATTTCGATGCAGTCAAATCGAATTTTAGGAACTTCCTTTCCCAACAATCACAATTCACAGACTACAACTTTGAGGGATCTGGAATGTCCGTTCTTATGGATCTTCTAGCATACAACACTCATTACTTGGCGTTTCATGCAAATATGCTTGCAAATGAAATGTTCCTTGACTCAACACTGACCAGAGCAAGTGCAGTATCTCATGCCAAGTCTCTTGGATACACACCAAGTTCTATGAAGTCTTCAAACGCCACAGTGAATATCACAGTATCGAATGTTCCAACTTCACAGTCCTCTTTAGTCATGGCTGCTGGAACGATTTTTAATACAACTGTCAATGATATCTCGTATCAGTTTGTAACGACTTCAGACCATACTGCTACTTCTGATAATGGAATATTTCAGTTTCAAGATATCAAGATCTTTGAGGGTACAAGAGTAAACTACACTTATACTGTAGACAGTAACAATCTGGAACAGCAATTCATAATTCCATCAGCTACTGTTGATACTTCAACTTTAGTTGTTTCGGTTCAAAATTCTGTATCTGACACAACCTCTACAACCTATACGTTAAACACAGATTACACGACTTTAACATCAACCTCTACCAGATATTTTATACAAGAAATCGAAGAAGGAAGATTTGAAGTGTACTTTGGAGATGGAATCTCAGGAAAGAAACCAGCTGATGGTAATATTGTAACTTTGAGTTACGTAGTCACTAATGGAGATGATGCTGATGGAGCATCTACCTTTGTCGCTGACTCTACGATTGGTGGGTATAGTTCTGTATCAGTAGTGACAGTCTCCAGCGCTGCTGGAGGTGGATCTGCCGAGACAGTGGACTCTATCAAGTTCAACGCTCCACTCAAATTTGCATCTCAAAGTAGAGCAGTCACACCAGACGATTACAAGTCAATTCTTCCTAGTGTATACTCCAATATTAAATCAGTACAGGTTTGGGGTGGTGAAGACAATGACCCTGCTGTATATGGACAGGTGTACATCTCAATTAAACCGAATACTGGAAGTACACTGACTACAACAACTAAGAATCAGATCATAACAAGTCTGAAAGCATTCAACGTGGCCTCTATATCTCCTGTCATTGTTGATCCTGTCACACTCTTATTGGAGCTTACAACTACAGTGAAATATAATCCAACTGTTACAGAAAAAACCAACTCAGATCTTAGAGCGCTTGTAGAAACCGCTGTGTCATCTTTTAACACAAACAATCTTGCGAAGTTCGATAGCGTCTTCAGACATTCCAACATACTCAAGACGATAGATGATGTAGATCCATCGATACTTTCTAGTACAGTTGCAGTCAAGTTGAAAAGAAAAATCACACCAACTTTGAACGCAGCTACCAAGTATACAGTCAGTTTTAACAACGCTGCTTTTCATCCAACAAACAATCATTCGCAGACAGTGGTTGAATCCTCTGGTTTCTTCTTGGTGGGAGATACAAACGAGCAGTATATTGATGATGATGGTAGTGGAACAATTCGTACTTTCTATCTCTTAGGTGGAACTACAAAGACCATCACAAACGCATCAGCAGGAACAGTTAATTACGCCACAGGAGAGGTTGTATTGACTTCTCTCAATATTACTTCAGTTGAGAATACAGATGGTACTATCGACATTACTCTGAAACCTGACTCTAACGATGTCATTCCTGTAAGGAATCAAGTCATTGAAATTGATACAGTCGCAAGTTCAGTTACAGCAGAGATCGACACTTTTGCTGAGGGTACATCAACTGCTGGTGTAGGATACACTACGACTAGTTCCACTTCAGCTGTCGGTAGTGCATATACCACAAGTTAAGAATGGCTAACACTTTTCTAGATACCAAGATATCCTCATTTATTGAGGATAAATTTCCAGAGTTTGTAAGGGCAGATCATCCTGTCTTTGTGGAGTTCCTAAGACTCTATTATGAGTTCATGGAATCTGCAAAGATTACCTTGGTTGACAATCAAGCCCCTGACAATATTCTTCTTGAGAATGAACTCACTACCAACTTTCTATTGCTAGAAGATGGTGATAAAGTCTACACAGACGATTCTCTTTTTGGTGTCTTTGAAAAGGACGAAACAATCACAGGTCAAACCTCTGGAGCAACCGCTACAGTTCTTGCAGAGGACAATACCAATTCAGCAATCTACATAGAACAAAATAGATTCTTTCAGGTTGGTGAAATTATTGTTGGTGGATCTTCCAAAGCACGTGGTAAGATCTCCAAGTACCAAGGTAATCCAGTTCAGACTCTTCAGCAACTTCTGGAGTATGCTGATATCGATAAGACCATCACGGATTTTCTTGACCAGTTTAGAGACTCCTATCTTACAGCCATTCCAAACACTCTTGCTTCAGGAGTATCTAAGAGAAATCTGGTCAAGAACATTCGTGATTTGTATCGTGCGAAGGGAACACGAAGAGGTCACGAACTTTTCTTTCGATTACTTTTTGGGGAAACTCCTGAAATTTTCTATCCAAAAGACAATGTACTCAAGATATCTGCTGGTGAGTGGACCACTGCTACAGTTCTCCGTATAGTAGGCACACAAGGAAACCCTACAAATCTTACAGGTCAAACTATCACACAAACAGTTGATACGGACTTAGGTACTGAGGCCGCTACAGCAACTATTGAGACAGTTCTTCAGTTTCAAGAGGGGGCGGTCACTGTATCTGAGTTAGTATTAAATGTTGATTCTATAGATGGTACATTTGTTTCAGGTGGAGAGGTAACAGGAGTTGACAATACTAATGTTGATCTTGCCATAGCAGGTACAGTTCAATCAATCATTACAGACGCTTCAGTGACGGATGGTGGATCTTTTTACACTACAGGAGATGTTGTTACAGCAACAAGTCTCACAGGAGAAAAGGGTGAGATTACAATTGTTGATGTATCGCCAGGTTCAGTCGAAGAAGTTGCAATCGACAATCCAGGCTCTGGTTATTCAGTAGGACAAGATCTATTTTTTAACAATGCAAATACTGAAGGTACAGGAGCATCTGCCAAGATCACTTGTGTCGGTGGTGCTATCGCCCCAGAAGCAGGAGACATTGTTAGTCATACAGTCACAGGAAATACTTCTAGTGGTTCTACTTCTATTACTAATATTAACACTTCTACTCTTTATGAAGCAAAACAATTTGAATTATTTGGAAACTTATCTGTAGGATCTACTTCTATTACAAATATTTCTACTGATAAACTTGTTGTAGGTTCAACTATTGAAGGCACTGGAGTACCAGCAAATACAATTATAGTTTCTATTGATACAGTTGGTGTCAATGAAAATGGAACCATAACTGTTTCAAATCCTATTACACATGGAGGTATTACTGGTTCAATTTCTTCTATAACTAGATCGGGAACTATTGCAACTGTAACAACTTCATCTGCACATGGACTTACTTCTAGTGATACTGTCACTATAGCTGGAGCAACTCCAACTGAATATAATGGCGTAAAAGATATTATTGTAACATCACTCACACAATTTACTTACTTAGTAGGTGGATCATTATCTACTCCAGCAGGAGGAACTAAAACATTTGAACTTACTGGTGGTAATAGAACAAGAGAACTTTTACATTTAGAAGAAGATACAGGACAAAGCATAACTGGTTCAGGAATTCCAGTTAATACAACAATAAGAAAAATTACAACTTCTGGTTCTAGTGGAGTAATTGCTATATCTCAAGCTGCAACAGCTACTGCAACTGGTGTTACACTTACTATACCTAGTGAATATGGTATGGTTGTATCTGATCATATTGTATTTGAAGATGCAACTGAACAAACAGATGCCTATACAGGAAACCAGATACAACTTGAAGAACAGACTTTCACTGATCTTTCTCAACAACCATCGAATGGACCACACAACACAGCTCATGGTTACTCTGGTGCCGCTATAGCATCGGAGGCCGGGCAAGTTGTCAATATTAAAACTTTTAATGGTGGATCTGGATATGAATTAGTTCCTACAGTGGTTGCTACAACTGCAACCATACGATGGTCCACACTTGCACAAACATCCTCTGGACAATTCCAGGCGGGAGAGACAATCACAACTGGTGATGCAACTGGTACGATAGCAGTATTAAGAACAGGAAATGCAAGCATCGTAGGTTCTACAGGAACATTTGCACAAGGTAATACTATCACTGGTTCTTCTTCTGGTGCAAAAGCTGTCCTTACAAATGTGACTAATCATGGTACTGGTGCTACTTTTGTTGCATGGGCACAGAAGGATCTTGGTGCTGTCAAGGGTCTTGAGGTTACTAACTTTGGAACAGGATACACTTCAGCCCCAACTCTCACAGTCCCTCTCAAGGTCTTACTTACCAGAAATACAAATGAGTCTACTCCACAAGATCTGACTTTGAGTACTGCATTTAGTGTAGGGGATGACATTACAGGTCAATCATCCAATGCTACTGCTGACGTAGTTTCATGGGATGAGACTAGACAGATTTTGACCCTTAACATGAAAACTAATTCCTTCACAGTTGGTGAGATAATTAGAAGAGGGTCAGTATCAAACTATGCTATTCTTGCAAAGAAATCTCAAGCAGAATTGACTGCATCTGTAGGTACAATAGGTACAACCGCTGGTGCTTATGACAGCGACAAGGGTAAGATTAGTGAATCTCTCATGAAGATTCAGGACTCATTTTACTATCAAGATTTTTCTTACGTAGTCAGGGCTAGTGCCGCTATTGCTGATTGGAGAGGGTCTGTTAAGAAAGCAGTACACCCTGCTGGTTTTGCTGTCTTTGGTGAGGTAAGTATTTCTACTCAGGTCGCAACCAGAATGACCACACCTATTACTGGAATCACTTCAGTCACACCAGAACTTGCAAGTCTCTTTGAGGCAGTCCTTACTACAGTCTTCCGAAGAAAGATGGGTACTACAGATGATGGTACTTCTATCGCAAGTCAAGTGGAGATGAAAGGAACCAGTTATCTTGGTACTGGTACACTCAAACGTAGTAACAATATGACCGGCCATGAGGTTGGATTGGTTACTGCTATCGAGTCTCTTACTAGTTCTGGAACTACAGCAACCCTAAATTCTCAAGGAGCTCATGGTGTTCAGGTAGGTGAAGAAATACAGGTGATGGGTGTCACTACTTCAGGATACGATGGATATCATACAGTTACGGCAGTCCCAACTGAGGGGTCACTACAGTTTACAGTTGCTAACAATTTGACAACCCCAGCCGCTATTGGGGAAAAGGGTCAAATAGTTCTTACACGAGCATTTGATAAGGACACAAGAGATCTCACAGTAAGAACTCATAAAGATCTCACTATTCGATCCATCTACAGTGGATTTGATTCACTCAGAAAGAATCGATATGGTCTGGGTGCAACTCAAAAGACTGCAACCAAATATCTCTGGGCAACAGCCTATGTGAATGATACATCACCACAAAGGTTAGGTGGTAGTTTGGACTATGCATATCCAAACCTGACACGTAGATCCGTCCCAGAGACAGGAACAGATAATGTGGATGCTGGAGGTGCAGGAGTCTATGATTCAACCATGAACTATACCAATATTCAGATTGGTATTTGGGAGGTTGGATCTCAAATGACTCTGGATTCTTTTGGAGATGTTCCTATAAATCATATCATGAGGTCATCTAGATTAGTTGATGATGCAGCTGAGCATGGTAATCATGATGATGTTGTTGATCATATCATCTACGAAGATGGAGACTTCATTCAGATGGAAGAACACGTTACAATTCCCAGAGAATCAAACAAACTTTGGAATGTCCCACCACCCTCACACATTAGGGGAGTCAGTGTGGCTACTGGAGAATACGTAACTTTTGACGATAATACAAAACCACCAGATTTTTCGGACAATACAGCACCGCCAAGTTTCGATGATACAACTGGTGCATAGTAACTCTTATAAATAATTTAACAAGGTAAAGGAATTATAATGGCAGCGATAATCACATCAAAATTCAGATTTCACAACGCTGAACAATTCAAAGAATCATTTTCAGAAGCCGCCCCTACCAACTATTATATGTTCATTGGTAGACAGCACGAATTTGCAACTGGAACTACAGGTGGAACAGATGCAGCTCCACCTACACCAGCAGACAATCGAACATCAGAAGCACTTCATTGGGATGATATGCTTGCAGCTAAGAAGATTGATTCTACAGGAGTTGCTCATGCAATTCCCAGAAGAGACTTAGATACTTCTGGTGCAACGAAATATGATATGTACAAACCAGACTACACGGCATCTAAGACAGCCCAATCTGGTGCAACAAATCTTCTTGACTCTACATTTTATTTTGTCACATCAGCATACAGAGTCTACAAGGTTTTAGATAACAATAATAACGCAGCTTTTACAGGTGGTACAGAACCAACATCAACAGCAGCCGCTCCATTTTCCCTTGGTGGTTATACGTTGAAGTATATGTACACACTCTCGACTCAGGACGTTCAGAATTTTTTGACTCCAGATTTTATGCCAGTCCCAACTGCAGCTGAGTCAGGAAATGCACTTGCTGATGGAGCATTACATATCGTTGATATCACAAATGCAGGAACAGCTACTGGTTGGTCAACAACAGCAGATAGAACAGTCACAAATGTACCAGTTCGTGGTGACGGAACAGGAGCTTTGTGTAGTGTAACCATAGGTGGAACTGACGGATCTGATGATGGAAAAATTACAGCAGTATCTGTAACATCAAATGGTAGTGGATATACTCATGGTGCAGTTCTTGTTGCTGATATTATTGAACAACATAATATCCAAATAACATCTGGAACAAATCAAACTCTTGCTTTTTCAGCGGGTAATAATACTCCAACTTTTGAAGTTATTATCGGCCCAGATGGTGGACATGGTTCAAATCCTGCAAAAGAACTCGGAGGTCATTTTTGCATGATGGATGTCAAGTTACAGCAAACAGAAGGATTTGATTTTACAGTTGTTAATGACTTCAGACAAATTGGAGTTGTACGTGATCCATTCTCTTATGGAACCACATCAAAGTACACAGGTTCAACTGCTAGAATGACCTATGCGATAAAGATAACTAACGCTGGTGCATCTGGTACAGGGTTTTTGGTTGACGAAAAAATATCTCAAGCAATACCTGCACAAACGATAAGTGGTATGACTGTTTCTTCAAACACAATTACAGTAACTACTGCAGCCGCTCATCAATTAGCAACTGGTCAGACAGTTACTATAACAAATGGTACATTTGCAGGAGGTCAGACTACAGGTCACATTGGAACACATCACGTTACAGTTACAGGTGCTACAACATTTACATTTACTGTTGATTCCAGTAGAGCTCCTACAGGTAGTTTTACAGTAGGAAGTCCTGCAGCTGCATACACTACATCTGTACCAGAGGGTACAGTTGTGGAGTGGGATTCCTCAAACAATGTACTGTTTTACGTACAGACTTCCTATGATAATCAAGGAACAAATGCTACAACCAAACAGAACGTACCTTTCAGTGGTAACAATACCATAACAGGAGCAACCTCAAATTCAACTGCCGTACCGAATGTCTCATATAGTTCGGCTTTGAATAACACATCATTCACTGCTGGATATGCAACTCCTGAGATGCAACCCGATTCTGGTGATGTCATTTACATTGAAAACCGCAAACCTATCAGTCGTGCTAGTGATCAGACTGAAGATGTCAAATTGATCGTAGAGTTCTAATATGCAAAAAACTGATCTTAATGTCTCTCCTTATTATGATGATTTTTCGGAGGGAAGTAATTTTCACAGGGTATTGTTTCGTCCTGCATTTTCTATACAGGCCCGTGAACTTACCCAAATGCAGTCCATTCTGCAAAATCAGATAGAGAGATTTGGATCACACTTTTTCAAAGAAGGTGCAATGGTCATTCCCGGCCAGGTTGGGTTTGATGTCACCTACTCCTTTGTTAAAGTTCAAGCAACTCATACAGTAAGTTCAGTATCACATACTGTAGAGGACTACAGAACTTCTCTGGTTGGTAAAAAAATCACAGGTGCAACTTCTGGTGTTCTTGCAAAAGTTGTAGGGTCTGTGGCTGCAGAGGGTTCTGATGACTTGACACTATTTGTTAAGTATGAGTCTTCAGGAACGGCAGTCAATGCTAGTACAAAGTTTACATTTGATGATGGAGAAGGTCTTACAATTGACACTGCTTTCTCATATACTCCATCGGGACAGTCTGCAAGAAACTTTTCGATAGGTGCTCAAATTGGACTTGCAGTTGCTTCAGGTGCAACTGGAACAGGTTCTTCTGCGAATGTTCAAAAGGGTATCTATTACATTCGTGGTACATTTGTTCAAGTCCAAGAACAGACTATCGTATTAGACAAGTATACAAACACACCTTCTTACAGAGTTGGATTCACAATTCAAGAATCACTATCAACTCCCGAAGAAGACTCTTCACTTTTAGACAATGCAACTGGTTCATCTAACTTTGCAGCTAAGGGCGCTCATCGACTCAAGTACATATTAACTCTTG